ACACTAGCTACTGCCGTATATGTGCCGCCTGTAGTATTTGCTCGGTAAATCTCCGCATTGGAAAAGTCTTTATCTGCTGGATTAGTCCAAGCTAACGTAATTGAACCTTGCCCTGCGGTAGCAGAAGGAGATCCAACTACAGAAGGGGCAGTAGTATCGCCAACAGAGCCTTGATTAGAGCTTATAAATACGCTTTTAACTCCTAATGAGTTAATTGATCTTACCTTGAAATAATATGTTGTTCCAGCAATGACCGGAGATACTATAAACCTAGTATTGTCAGTAACAACTGATTGAAAGTTAGTGCCGTCTGCACTCCACTGAATATCATATTGCGTTACAAATGAGTCTGTACTTGCAGTCCAAGATGCCTCAATTGCAGTAACAATAGTTCCATCTAACGCAACGCTAGTAGTTGCAGATGTGTTAAAACCTGTTGGAGCAAGTACCGAAAACGGATCAGGCAATACCGATTGCGGATAGGTTATTTCTTGAGCCGCTAGATCGTAAGTGTAAATAGTAGAGTCGTATTGCAACAAAGAAACAGAGCAAGTACCGTCATAGTTAAGGGTAATCTCCTCTATCTGAAAAGGCTTTGCTACCCAAGCTGGTGTAGGGTGAGTAACTGTAACTACATCACCAACCGATAGCTGCAAGGCTTCACTTGTAGTTTTAAAACTACAGCGCAAAGAACTTCTAGATCGTTTAAGAATAACTCTTGCCAAATCTCTGGCAGCATAGTAGTTAGTGACTGTTGGCATATCTAAATCTGTAACCAACAACGTGCCATTATCTTCGCTTAAAAATGTAGTTTCTTCGCTAGAACCGGCATCAGGCCATGTAGCTTGATCAGGCTGATAATCTACAGCAGGGTTAGCAAACTTAACAATAACCCTATTAAACTTGTCTTCTTTTGATTCCCCCTGAATAGAGATTCCGCTAACTATTGTATCTGTATCAAATGCGTAGCTAACTGACCTAGATTTATCAATGATCAATCCGTACTTGCCTTGCGTGTAAGGCAGAAACCCACGGCAGCCCATTAGCATTTTTTCTATGTTAGAGAATAATGTTTCGTCTGTTTGCAGTACTGCATTTGTCTCAAATATCTTTCCTGTTCCACCCCCAGTGTAAAAAGTTACACTTTCGTCACAATCTGTAGCGGCTGCTGAAAACGCAACATCATCTATTACTGATGCTGAAAGCCCTTTGCCAAATCTTGCGTTAGTCATGTAATCGCGCAAACATAAAGCAGGGTTAGTGCTGTAGGCGTTAGCGGCGCTAGGTGATCGTGGGTCGTATACTTTTCTACCACGAACAAGCGCGGTAATATCTGGAACTCCCTGAAATGCATCAGAATCCCACTTTAACTTAATAGCTAAATAAGCAACTCCACTTAATTTATGAGCGGTTGTCCAGCCAGCATTAGCTTCCGAGAGAAGAGAATCGTAAGCTTGATTGTCCGCACCAGTATGAGTATTAATTGTATACAGGCCATAATATTTAATATCAGATATTGGCTTGTCATCAATGTGTATATCTGTAATAGCGTCAACTTCTCCTTCCGCTAAAACCATAGCTATGTACAAAAATTCATTTGGATCGCCTCCAGCTGCATTTCTTGACGAAACAAATACACGAACACCGCCCACTCTTCTAGTGCCGTAAATAACTGGAATAGGCTCAATGTTAGATTCTTTATTAACAAGAACGCCAGCCATAGCATCGGCAGCTTTTTGCGCTGCTTTTTTTGCTTTCTGCGCCATAACATATGAGACGGTTGCGGAAGCTACAAATACTGCTAATGCTGAGAAAAACATTATTTACGACCCCATTTTAAATCTTTAATTGTTTTAGCCGCAAACTCAAACCCTCGATCAGCAGGGAAATGAATAGATTGCGAGTTGTTGTTAGTCTTTCGCCCAACTTCCTTTTCAAAGTCTTTCCAGTGAGAAGCAAGCTGTACTGTAATAGTGCTTGTATCTTTACTATCCTGAATATTAAACCCAGCTATCAAGCCTTCAAACAACAGTATAGGAGATCCAATAACGGCATCGGAGCTATCAATTGCAGCCCTGTATATTTTAACAGACCGGTCAATGTAGTTTTGCGCTAAGAAGATAGTTACATAAGCTTGCTCAACGCCGGACAACGTAACGTCAATCGTGTTAACCCTAAGATTAGACGTTTCAGTAACATCACCAACGCCTAAAAAGTGCGGGCTACTACTCCACGTTTGTGCTAACGCAGACAAATTTCTATCCCAATCCGTAAGATACAGAGTAGAAGAAAGGTCAAATTGAATTAAGGTAGCAAGGTTAAAATTGTCCTTATCAAGTTCTGCAATGGTTGCTGCGTCTATTGATCTTGTCATTAAACTGCCTCTATGAAATCAACTTCGTAGTCTAGCAAAGATGCGGAGGCTAAAGAATAGGCTTGAACATCATTGTTTAAACGAACAGTAAATGGCACATTGTTGTATGTCATAACTAGATCGTTAGTTAAAGCTACTCGTAATGCGGGTTGAATTGCCAATGCTCCAGAACCAGATCGGTCTGCGGTAATCATATAGACTTTAGTGTGGTTGGAGAACTTTACCATATCGCCCGCTTTTAGAACGCCAGTAAACCCATCAACATTTACGGATGTGGCTCCTAAAACAGCAGCACCATTAGCTCTTGCAGTACCTGAAGCAGTGCCTGTCTTTGCGCTTATCTCTGGCAATACAACAGAGAATGTTTCTGCCATACCTCTTTGAGCCATAACAAAAGCCATGACTGGGGCAAACTCTGCACGACTAAGCTTAGAGTATTTCGCTGAGAACTCAAACCGCTGTCCGCCAATGTTTCTGACTTGAGTACGGCCTGAAACGCTTTCGCTAGATAGGTTGTAGTGCTGGCTCTTAAATCCAACAGATGCAAATAAGGGTGATGCTGGGTATGTTCCACTCATGTTATAGACGCTCTTCCGCGATTGTTAACCGCTTGGTTAATCATAGATACAATTTGACCTCTGCGGGAGTTAAGTAGTCTATCAAATCCAGCAGTGTCATTAGCCTGTATGCTAAAGTTTACACTAACATTGGCTTGAGCTTGACCACTTTCAGATCCAACAGCTTTCTTTAGGTTCTCGTTAGTAGCAATACGACCTGAACTACCCATAGTCAGAAGCTCTGGGCCGCGCTCACCTACAAGGTAAGACTCACCTCCTCTAACCTGACCACCTAATGCTCTGCCGCCAGCAATAGCGGTTCCTGCAACAATACCAGCGGACGCGTAACCCATTGCTCTAATACCTGTTACGGATGCAAGCCAAGCTATCGGGCCTGCTCCAGCTACATACGCAGAAGCGGTTAATGCCGCCGTTTCAGTTGCTACAATTATCTGAGCAATAGCTATTGCTTTTTGCATTGCAAATAAAACTTTAGCCTCTTTTGATCCCTTTTCTGCTATGCCGCTTAACTGCCCAGCAATTCCACTCATACTTGCCAAAACTTGTTGCTGAATATCTGACTTAGCTTGAGCCTCTGCTTGGGCAAGAGCAACCCTGTCTTTGCTGTGTTTTTCTTCTATCTGATCTTTGGCAGTTTCAAATTCTTTTTGGCTTATTAATGCGGCATCTCTGTCAGCTTGCGTTTTTGCTATAGCCTCTGCCTCCAAGGAATTAATAAGCTCTGCCTCTTCCATTGCTGATTGCTCTATTTGCAATAGACGGGCTTGGGCGCTGGCTTTTTCCTTCTCTAACTTTAAATCAGCTTTATCGTCACGCAAACTAGCTTGACCAGCTAAAGCTGTAACTGCTGCATCATACTCTGTCTGTGCAATTAGCTTGGCAGCAAGGTTTTCCTTTAACTTAGCCAATTCCCTTTCTTGAAGTTCTGCAAACTTCTGTTCTTCAGTAAGACCTAGCAAAGTTAACCGCTCAACGTGTGCGCTTGCAGCAGTGCTTTGTTGCTCAAAGCTTTTTATCTTAGCGGCTTCTATTCTTTTTGCTAATGCCTCGGCATCTGTTACTTCTTTTTCTGCTGCTGCTGCTGCACCTGTAGTTAAAGACGTAAGGCCTTCAGAGTCTCCATCTACAATAGCGGCCAAAGATTTTTTAAGCAAATCAGCTTTTGCAACAGACTGCGTCATTACTACCATCTGATCAGTCAAGCCATCTCTAAACGTCTTTAGCCCTTCGTCAGCAAAATTTGTTTCAACTCCTATCTCGTCAACAACGTCTGCAAAGTTTTTATAGCTTTTGTAATCGCCCTCTTTTAAGCCTCCAGCAGCTTCGGCAAAACGGACAGCTTGTGCTGCAGTAAGTCCAAACTCAGAAGTTAGCTCAAGCAAAGCGTCTTGCAATCCAATCATGTCAACTCTAGCTACATTCGCTGCACCTAAAGCTAAAATATCATCCCCATCTAAACCTTTACCTCTCATTTTCTCTATTTGATTAGTTAATCGGAAAAGGTGCGTATCAATAGCATCATTTACAGAATCGCCTATTGCCTTGCCAGTGTTGTCAAAAGCTATTTGAGAGTCTACGGCTAGTGATAATAACTCGGCTCTTGCCGCTGCTGTAGAAACATCAGCTAATTGTTTAATTCGAGTAGCTAATTCAAAAGCTCCGTTGTCGGTTGATTCCATTGCTGTATCAAGGCGACCCAATGCTGTCTCAAGATCCTCTACAGAAGTATCGGCAAGTCCAAGATTATTAACTAAGACTCCGCCGATAATGGCACCAAAAGCAATTAATGCGCCAGTAATTGCACCTGAAGGGCCAAATACAGAAGCAAGCTGAGAACCCTGCTGACCAATGATGGTAAACGCATTTGTTCCCATCTGGGCCTGAACTGCAATATCCTGAAGCTGATAGGAAGCCTGCTGCGCTTGAGCGCGCATGTTTTTCATAGGCGCAACTGTGCTTTTAGCAGCTTTTCCTACCTTGCCGGTATTTTTCTCTGCTTTTGCGCCCGCTTCTGAAAGATTCTCTAGCTGTTCGGTAGTGGGCTTTATCCCTTTAGCTTCAACTTCTACTACAAGTTTTGATACGTCAGTCATTCTTACTGCCCTCTTGAGCGTGTAAAATATCTAGGCTGCGGATAATATCTACCTCAAAAGTAGATAATCTTCCATATATAGACATATACGAATTTATTTCATTGTAACTGATTGCGCCAGAGGAGGCATTTTTTAAAGACACGAACAAGTCCCAAAGATAAACAAGCTCTTCTCGTAATTCAGGCTCTTCATCAAGTTCTTTGGGGTTACGACCTAAACTTTTAGCAACCTGTCGTAGATTGCTGATGCGACTAACTGTTGATCCTTTGTCGTAACCGGCAGCCCAAAACTGCCACCGGCCAAAAACAGACAGCTCCTTAGTTAGCCCTTGATAAAATTTCTTCGTGCAGCTACAAAAGTGTCCACTTGAGATGCAATGTTAGGGGCTTTGCCGTAAAGGTCTTGTGCGTTCTTAGGGGTAAACTTTACGGGCTTGCCTTTATCTTCAAGTCCACGCCAGCTTTTAGTGATAGCGACTAACAAGTCAATCTCACCACCGTCCTCTTTGTTAATAAGCTTCCTGTGATACGCTCTTACAGCCTCTCTGTACGACTTTGAGTCAACACCCTTTACGATGATGTAGAAATCAGTTTCTTCATCGTCTATCGGGCTTAAAATGCGTATCTCTGCGCCTTCTTCGTGTGCGTCAGCAGTGTAAAGTTCTTTTATGTCCATTTCTCTCTCCAGAGTTATTGTATACGGGTTGCGTAAAAGGGGTCTTTCGACCCCTGCTATTTAAGCGTCTGCTCTTGTAATCTTAATTTGAGATGCATCGCTAGAGTTGTATAGTGCCACAAAATCCAGAGATACTGTTACTGCGCCAGCACCACCAACTTCAGGATTACCTGAATTGTATTTAATATTAGGCAAATTAAAGGTGTACGAGTTTCCAGCTAGATCAGTAAGTACAAAAGTTAAACTAGACGAAGTTTCGTTAATAAACTTATCAATCAACGTGCTGTTTTCAAAGTAAGCTGTAACAGATCCGCTAACAGATGATTTGCCAATAGAAGGCAGCAAAGTAGAGCTAGAGCCAACTACATACATAGACTCCATTCCGTTATCAAGGCTTAACTCAAGACCAGTAATAACAGCAATGCTTGACCCACCTTCTGTAATTGAACCAGTAAACGAATCAAATGGCGATGTAGTAGTTTCGGCTGCGTAAGTTGCGCCAGTAATAGCAGTAGAAGCTATTGTAAATTCTTTACCAATTACCGAAAGCGATCCAGTTACCATAGAGTTAGGGGCGACAGACAAAGAAAGCGCATTAAAGTTGCAACCAGTAGAGCGCAGATATTTGCCAATGTCTTGGTGATGACGCTCAACGGTGTAGCTTCTTCGAGTAGTTCCAGCTTTAAGGACGTTTGTAGCCCAAGTGCCACACAATACGGCCTCAAGCAAGTCGTCAAATGATTCGTAAGAAAGTTCAATATTAACATCGCCAGCAACGCTTTTATTGCCGTGACGGAAATGAGCTACTTGACGATCTTCGCGCAACTCTTCGGATTCTATTGCGTCTTTAGACAGTCCAATAGTAGTTCCGGTGTGGCGAATAGGTGTAAATGAAGGTGTTGACGGAGTAGTACCGAATGTAGATTCGACAACATACGCCATGTTGTGTCTTGAGCCTGTTGCAATAGTCATACTTTACCTCGGTGCTACATGAGCCATATAATTAATTGTTACTGAAATAACGAAGCGATCTTCGTCAATAAGTCCTGAGTTTCTTGATACATTACCAAGCCGAACATAAACGCCATTGTACAATAAATCTGTACCGCGTTTAAAGTGATCAGCAATTACATCGGCTTTTGCTTCTGCTGTACCTCTGCCTTCTCCGGCCATTGCAAAAACATCAACTTGATATAACCCTAAGTATTCGTCTATACCAGCAGTTCCAAGTCCAGACTGAACTGTAGGGGCTGGCAAATGAGTTGGCCTCAAGTATAACGTATTTTTAACGGGCTTATAGGCAATATTTTCCCACGCTATAGGGGAACACCCCGACAAAGTGTTTAGTCTTACGTCTAAAGCCGCGCTTATGTTTGAAAACACTGTACTCATGGGCTAACCTTTTTAACAGCTTGATCCATTGCTTGCTGAAAAGCCGCAACATTTACTCTTACCATTCCAGTTGGAGCTTGAGATGAATGGCCTAAATATTCAATTCTTGAAGCATAGTCAATATTGTTTGCAAAAACAACAGAGCCTAAGCCATCATATTTACTTACCATAGTTTTCATTTGATTAATGGCTCGCTTTCCGCTTTTATCTCTCTTGTTTAATATTCCTGAAGCTTGTTGGTTTAACGATGTTTGCCAGTTAGCTCTTAAAGCGCCAGCTTTATAATCTGCGGGGGGCTTATTTTTCCATAGCTCCGGCTTTCCAACGGGAGTATCCATTATTATCTTAGTAAACACTTCTATACAGGTTTGCTGGACAACTTCAACAATGTCTTCGCCGGTCTTATCGACATACTCTTTAAGATCTAAGGTGAAGCTCATAATACACATCCGTGCCAGATGGCGAGATTGTAGTAACATCCATTATTCGGTAGCTTACGCTATCAAATGTTA